CAGCGACTTCTCGCAATAAGGCAAAGAAAAAGTATCGTGGTCAAGGAAGAGGATAAAATACCACTATGGGTATATGCCATGGGGTTATCCCTCATGGTATTCACAATAATTTGTTTTTTAATCATGCTTCTAGGAATGCTCTAGAGGCATTTTTACTGTATAGATATATTAACCGACTATATTAATATGGCAGCACTTATTTGCAACCTCCCCTCGGTGGAGGTATGGGTTCGTAAAGAATACCTTACAGATCATCAATCTGGACATGGAGAATTTGTCAAAGGTGTTTGGGTATCATGTAAATCAATTCCTGGTCGTACCTTTTACTTTGAGACGTACCTACCAGAGTATGCAGCAATGTACGATAAATTGCCTATCAGTGCGTTTGTAAGCGCCCCTGAGACGCCTTCACCTGATATGGACCTACCTAACCTACAATTCTGGAATTGTATGGATTACGGCGTTGTGGCTATCACTAAGCAGTTTATTGGTTCTATGGACTATGAACTGTATACACGCGACTTTGGTCATCAAAAAGGAACATATATTTGTACAATAGACAACTATCATCAAGATCCTGAGGTAGTTGACTATGCAACAAGTGAAAATCCAGCTGAACACAAGTCACATAACTTGATTGAACTTGAAAATGGTCAATATGCACTGTATCCTAATAACAGAATGCGTATCTATGACAATAGTTTGACTCCGGTTGAACCAAAAATGCCAGATTTTAAGGTTTCAACTCAATATTATCAAGTTGAAAATGGTTTTGAGCGACTTGGAATGGGTCGTGAGGACGAATATTTCTGGAAAACAGCAAAAGAACGCGAAAATTTATCCAAAGAGGAAGAAAATGACCCCGAGTAATGATTTTTTAGACAATCTAGCAGCAAATCAACACGAAAAAATGCTTCGTGAGATTGCAAATGATGAGTTAACACCCAAAAAAACTGATAAAGTCAAAGAATCGGAGATTTGGGACCCCGCAATCCAAAAATCAATCCTAATTGAGGACTAAAATGATTGATAAGAATGGGTGGTGGCAACGTGATATGATTAGTGATAATGAATGCATTTTAATTTGCCTTAAAAATGCTCCTGCGGGCACAAATAAAAAGCAAGTTGAACGATTAATTCAAAAATATGAAAATATAATTGGTAAATTGGTTGATAAATAACTTATATTTGCCGTATAATTGTGCCTTTAGAAAGGGTAAGCCAAGGTTTTAAAGATTTAAGTATGTCATTCAAGAAAAATCCCTTGAATGACGATTTGATTGGATTGAAAAATGCAAATGCAATTGCTAGATCAATTAAAAACATTGTATTTACATTTCCTGGAGAAAAACCTTTCAATGAAAGTTTTGGTTCAAGAGTATCAAGATTGTTATTTGACAATTTTGATGACTTAACAGCATCTAATATCAAAGATGAGATTGAAACATCAATTCGTAGATTTGAACCAAGAGTGAGACTAAGGTCTGTTCAAACAACACCTGACTTTGCAGGTAATGCCTTTGATGTACAAATCGTATATGACATTATAGGTGCAGATGTACCTGCACAGCAATTAGAATTCGTCTTGCAGCCAACAAGGTAACATGCCATTAGTAAATTTCGCTAACCTGGATTTTGAACAGGTTAAAACATCACTCAAAGAATATCTAAAATCAAATTCCGACTTTACGGACTATGATTTTGAAGGATCCAATCTTTCATCAATTCTTGATGTGTTGGCATATAACACATATATTACCTCATACAATGCAAACATGGTTGCAAATGAGGTTTTTATTGATAGTTCAACATTAAGAGAAAATGTTGTTGCTCTTGCAAGAAATATTGGGTACGTTCCTAAGTCAAGAAAGGCAGCATTAGCAACGGTTAGTTTTGAGGTTGATACTACAGACATATCACCTACTCCGGCAACAATTACACTTAAAAAAGGAGTTGTTGCGGCAAGTGCAGGAAATTTTGCCTCACAATCGTTTATATTTTCAATATTAGAAGATGTCACGGTTCCAGTTTTCAATGGGATTGCATCTTTTAACGATTTAACGATTCATGAAGGTGTTCTTTTGGAGTCAAACTTCACAAGAACTATTAGAAATTTAAATCAAAAGTATATTTTACCAAATTCGGGTATTGATACTGATTTAATTCGTGTTACTGTTAAAAATAACGAATTTTCTACAGCTGCTACAAAATATGCTTTACAAGATAGTCTTTTTGACATCAATTCAGAATCAAAAGTATATTATCTACAAGAAATATCAGATGAAAGATATGAACTGATTTTTGGAGATGGTGTTTTTGGAAAAGCACTTGAAGAAGGTAGTTATGTCACTGCAAATTATATCGTAAGTAATGGTGATGCTGCAAATGGTATTTCCAGCTTTGATTTTTCGGGAAGGTTAACATATACAAGAAACGGAGTTGAATATAATGTAACTTCTGGAGTATCGTTACTAACTACAGGTATTATTGCATCAGGTGGTCGAAATATTGAAACTGTAGAGTCAATTAAGAAATTTGCTCCAAGAATATACGCCACACAAAATAGAGCACTAACATCTAATGATTATGAAACAATAATTCCAGCAAAAATTTATCCAGAAACTGAATCTATCTCTGTTTTTGGTGGAGAGGAGTTAGTTCCACCTCAATACGGTAAAGTTTTTATTAGTATCAAACCAACATTTGGAGATTACTTACCAAACTTGATTAAAGAAAATATAAAAATGAGATTGAAGAAGTATTCTGTTGCAGGTATTGTTCCAGAAATACTTGATCTAAAATATCTGTATCTTGAGTCTAATAGTAAAATTTATTATAATACAAATTTAGCAAATAACTCTGAGTTGGTTTCAACATTAGTTCAAAATAATGTCACAAAATACTCAGAATCAACTGAGTTAAATAAGTATGGAGCGAGGTTCAAGTATAGTAAATTTTTAAAAGTAATTGATGATAGTCATGAATCAGTAACATCGAATATTACAACTATTCAAATGCGACGTGATTTGAGAGTAACATTAAATGCTTTGGTTGAATATCAAATCGGTTTTGGTAATGCTTTCTATATTAAGAGAATGAGTGGCTACAATATTAAAACTTCTGCATTCAGGGTTGATGGTATTGGAACCGATGTTTACATTTCAGACATACCAAACTCAAATAGAGAAACAGGTGAATTATTTTTGTTCTCTGTTCCGTCAATAAATTCTTCTAGTCCTACTATTGTTAGAAGAAACGTTGGAACTATAGATTACAAAAGAGGTATATTAACATTAAATCCAATAAATGTTTTATCCGGAAAAACAAAAACTGGTCAAACAATTATTGAAATTTCTGGTTCTCCAGTTTCTAATGATGTAGTGGGATTACAAGATCTCTATTTGCAATTAGATATTACGAATAGTATTTTTGAAACCGTAACAGATGAAATTTCCTCAGGTGTTGATCCTTCAGCGTCTAACTACATTGTATCTTCCAGTTATGCAAACGGAGTTCTAGTTCGTCCTGGTGGCAGAGGTAGTGTTCCAGTTTCAACAACAGCAGATACTACTACATCAACCGGAAATACAACTCTTGCAACCGTATCAGGTAGCAATTATTCAACCACAACATCAGGATCATCTACACCTACATCTACATCTACATCTACGACTACTACGTCTACCCCAACATCTAGTCCTACTCCATCTTCTAGCAGCAGTGGTGGCGGTTATTCATCAGGTTACTAATATAAAAAATGTCAGAAAAAAGAGTTCAGTTTAATAACATCGTTCAGAGTCAACTCCCCTCTTATGTTAGAGATGAGTTTCCACTTATTTCTGAGTTTTTAAAATCATATTATCAAGCACTAGAATTTAAAGGTGCTCCGATTGATTTGATTCAAAATATTGATCGTTATATTAAAATTGATGAAACTACAGGATTAGGTGATTCTGTTATTCTATTAAACGAAATATCTGCTTTCGATACAACAATAACAGTTGATTTTAGAAATTCCCCCACAGGAACTGATGGATTCCCTGAATCTTATGGATTACTAAAAATTGACAATGAGATTATAACATATACTGGAAAAACTGATAATACTTTTACTGGATGTATTAGAGGTTTTTCTGGAATCACTTCATACAAGCAAGATGCAAACCCAGAGAATTTAGTATTTGAATCTTCTAACCGAGAAATTCATAAGGTAGGATCTTCAATTGAAAATTTGAGTATTCTTTTCTTAAAAGAATTCTTAGTAAAGACAAAACATCAATTTTTACCACTTCTTGATGAGAGACCTCTCAGTGAGGATTTGAATCAAAATTTATTCATCAAGCAATCAAAGGATTTTTATCTGAGTAGAGGAACAGATAGATCTTTTGAGATTTTGTTTAGAGCATTATATAACCAGGATGTAACTGTAGTCAAACCAAGAGATTTTCTTTTTACACCATCAA